CTCAAGGTCAAGGAGATAATACTTCATTTACACCAAAAAGAAATGCAGAAGTTGAGAGACATGAGATATACACTCAAGGAGAAAGATTTGGAAATCAAAGTACAAGTGTAAAGCCAGATGCAACAACTAGTATTCCAGATGTTACTTCTTCTGATGGGGTAGCTCAAGAAAGTGTTGACTTAGATTCTATGTCATTCTCTAACGCATTTAAAACAGCTAGAAGAGAAGGGTTGTTAGATGAAAATGGAAACTTCACATGGAAAGGAAATTCATACAAAGGAGTAACTGCTGATGAATTAAAAGCTAGTGGGGTATCTAGAGAAGATGCTATTAAGAATTATGGAGAAGGAGGTAAGAAATCTAATAAATGGATTGACTTAGCTTATGGTAAGGGTAGTAGTAATACTAGCGACAACAATAGCAATGAGACAAAAGCAACAAGCGATAATAGTACTTCTGATAGCGAATTAGACTCTTATTTAAGATCTTTAGCTAAAAACATGCAAGGTAGTGCTTCAGCTATAAGAAAAGCTTATATTGATGCTGATGATGCAATGAAAAAAAGAATGTTTGATTTAGGATATGTCTATTCAAATGGAAAGCCTAGAAGTGAATATTACGATGATAGAGAGAAGTCATTACTTTATAATAATGGTGTAGCTAAAGAAAACAATCAAGTGAGTAAAGATTATAATCCAAATTTGATTGATAAAGATGGTAATCGCATAATACCTAAAGATCCGATGCTAGATGGAAGGTATAGAGAAACAAAAAATAATCTACCTCCTATTTACGGTAAAACAAACTCTAAAAAAGGATCTTGGCAAGAAAAAGTTAGGAAAAATACATCTGGAGGAAAAGATGTTACTGACTTTATTAACAAGAAATCATCTTTAAATAGGTACAGACCTGTAGGTGGAGGTAAGTATGTTCAAGATCCAAATGGAGAATTCGAAAAGAATAAATATGGTGGATACACAAGAATAGGATCTAAATTTAATAGAGACCATAGCATTTATTAATATATTTGAGATATGTATAAAGAAGAAAAAGAAGGTTTAGAAAACCAAGAACAACAAGGATTAGAGAATCAAGAAGAACAATCTAATCAAGGTATTGACATGGAAAAATTATCTCAACCAGAAGGTTTTGATGATGATAACTATTCTGATGAGGATATGAGAATACCTACAGCAGAAGAAGTTTCTGGTCAGTCTTCAGAGAACATTGATAACCAAGAAGGAACTCAAGATTCTAGTCAAGAGCTTACAAAGCTTGATGAGATGAAGAGTACATGGAAAGAAATGTTTGGAGATAATGAATTTCCAGAAGATGCTACTGAAGAAGATTATGATGAGATGAATCAATTTTTTGCTGAAGAGAAGTTTAAGCAAGAAAAGGATAAATATCTATCTGATTTACCAGAAGAGGTTCTAGCTATTATTGAAGCTAACAGACAGGGTGTTGATATCAATGAGTACATGAAGAATATGTACGAGAATGGTAGTAATATTTCTGACGATCAAATATTATTTAATGATTTAAAAGAAAGATACCCTAACGCTTCTGAAGAGCAATTAAATAACATCATTGGAGAAATGCCTAAGTCTATGAAAGATTTAGAGTTAATGAATGCTAAAGCTAATCATGAAAGCAGACAAAAAAACTTCATTGAAAATCAAAAAGCTAGACAAGCTGAAGCTCAAAGATTAGAGCAAGAAAAAATGCAGAAACAGATAGATGCTGATATTTCAGAAAATATTGCTACATTTGAATCTCTAGACAATGCTTTAGGAATTAAATTAAGCGAAGCTGATAAAAATAATTTCAAAGCTAACTTTAGAGAATGGGTTACACCGAATCCAGAAACAGGAGTTGCACCATTAATGGAAAAGCTACAAAGTAGATTTTCAGAGATAGCATTCGCCTTAATGATGGATGGAGATAGCCGATATAAATCTTCCTTATCACAAGCGAAGGAAGGTGTAAAAGAATCATGGATGCAGAAGCTAGACGATGCGCCTACAGAACATAGAAGATCTGGAACACAGGATAATCAAATTGATTATGATGCGCTTGAAGCCCCAGAAGGTATTTAATGTTTTACATAAAAAAATCATAAAAAAATGAGAAAATTGCCAGGCGTTAGTAGATTTGATGCTAACGTAACGACAACAGAAAATGCATTAGCTACTGCCTTATTAATTAAGCCAGAGATCTCAATGCATATTGTTAATTTATTTGAAGGACAGTTCACTTCATTTACTTCTTACTTATCTAGAAAAGGATTAACTAAGAAGGGTGTTATTGGACAAGTTGATAAAGACTTCAGAGTTGTAGGAAACAGACGTTTTGAATGGGCGGTAGAAGGATATCCTATTAGAATGGGTAAAATTCAAACTGCTGTTACTGGTTCTACAATTGGTCAGAATCAAGCTGTAGTTGAGTTAGTTTTAGATACTAACTATTTCTCTCCTAACGATGTTCTTGAATTACAAGACAACAGAACTTTAGTTCATGTATTAGGAATGCCAACAGAGACTACTGATGGTAATTTCAAGTATCAAGTTAAATTAGTTACTGATATTCCATCTGCGTTTATCCCAGCTAGTTTATTAGTTGCTGGTGCTGAAGTAGGATTCTCTTACACTATGTTCCCAGAAATGTCTGAAACTGGTTACGAGAAGAATTCTTATCCAGAATGGTTCACAGAGACTATGACTATTCAACGTATGCAATATTCTATCTCTGGTACTGCTGGTAATTCAGAAGTATGTTGGGTTTTACATAACGGTCAAAAGTTATGGTATTACAGACAAGAGGAGCAAATGATGTATAGATGGGCGATGGCTCGTGAGAACCAATTATTATTTGGTAGATCAACTTCTGATGCTAATGGAAACGTTACATTAAAAGATCTTCAAAATAGAGAAATCGTTGGTGGTAACGGATTATTAGCTCAAGGAGATGCTTCATTGAAATTCCAATACAATGTATTATCTACTAAGGTAATTGACAATGTTCTTCAGAACTTACAATTAATGTCTAACGGTGGAGAAACTGAAGTGATGTTAATCGGAGGTCAACAATTAGTATGGAACTTCCAAGAGTTAATCGCTAAGAAATTCCAACAAACTGGTGGAGAGAAACTTATTGATGGTTCTGGAAGCGAAAAAGGATACAACGGAAACTTTAGATTCTACAATGTTGGTGGTGTTAAATTGACTGTTGCTTGGTCTCAAGCTTTTGATGCTCAATTTAAACCTTCTGCAAAAGATGCTTACGGAAACAGGACAGCTTCATCTAGAGGTATGTTTATTTCTTTAGGTAATACTGTTGGAGGAAGCGGAGCTAACGTTGAACTAGTTGCTTTAGGAGCTGGAGGAAACGATAGAAGATTTGTTAAGAGAGAGATTAACGGTATGTTCTCTGTAGGTGCTTCTGGTACTAACGGAAGAGCTTCTGTATCTTCTACTTCAATGGATGGAACTCAAGTTCAAGTTTTATCTGAAACAGGAATTAAATTAAGTAATCCATTTGCGGTTGCTGAATTATATGTATAATTAGTATAAAGAAAAAAAGATGTCAAAGACAGTAAGAATTTTAGCAAGAAGTAAGAAATTACAAAAAAGTCCAGTATTTGTTTCTCCAAAACTAGACACGGTAAGAGGTGTATTTATTGTAGGAGATAAAGAATACTCTGCGGTTATTAAAAATAGAGATTATGTAGATCAATATGTAACTAACGTTGAGGGTGCTGATTCAGCACCTATAGCGTTACAAGCTGATACTACATTTAGATTTGAACACGGTCAATCATTTAATTTGGGAGATCCAGTTGAGAAGTTTTTATTTGATATAATTTCAGAAGCTACAATGGGAGCTGGAAAGGTACTTGCTAAGAACCAAAAAAGCGTTAACCCTATTTATAATCGTTTTTATCTAGAGGATTTAGAAGAAGAAGCTAACGATCATATTAGTATGTTTGAGCTTACGCTTAAAGCTTCTGAACACGTTAAGAATATGACAGCTACTCAAAAGTCTGACTTCGCATTATTACTTGGAAAAGATGTTTCTTCAATGAGTGAAAATGGAGTTGATGGATTTATGAAGGAACAAGCTGTTAAGAATCCTAAATCAATTTTAGATATTATTGACAATGATCCAGATTATGAAGCTAGAATTATTGTTAGAAAACTTGTTAATGCTGGTAAGTTTACCATTAACTCTGAAGGAGTTTATATGATGGGTAATAGTAAGATAGGTGTAAATGAAGAATACGCTATCAACTATTTAACTAATCCAGATAACCAACAAATTGCTAAACAATTATTAGCTGATATAGGGGTTATTAAAAAAAGAACTAGAACTACAACAAAAAAGTAAAACATTAAGATATGTTAGTAACAGCACAAGATATGTATGATGCATTCCTTTTAGGGTTAGATAAGTATAACACGCATACTATCTATCCAGAGGAATGGGAAATCATCATAAATAAAGTGCAATTAGATACTGTTGAAAATAGATATTCTGAAGTAGAAGAGATTCAAAAAAGAATGGATGATTTAAGAGTATTGAAAACTGTTCAAAACATACCAAATACAGGAACTAATGTCGCTGGAGGGGAGATTTTTGAACTTCCAGCGGATTACTTACACATGTTAAACGTATCTATTGATTTAGAATATGTTGACGATGAATGTTGTAGAACTGGAAAATCTGGATTTAAGAAGGTTAAACCAATGAAATCGGATAAGAAGTATGAAATTGCTGACGATCCATTCAATAAACCTACTAATGATAGATTATATTATGATTTAATTGGAACGCAAATACTGCCTATTACTGGAACATCTTCTTATGCTACTGATTGTAGAATAGAATATTTGAGATACCCTGTAAGAATAGAGATAGTAAATGCTCAAGTGGACTGTGAATTACCGATGCATATTAGACAAGAGATTGTTGATGTAGCTGTAAGACAAACACTAGAGCAAATCGAATCTGGAAGGTATCAATCACAATTAAACGAAAATAGATTAAATATTAATTAATTTTAAACAAAAAAAGTCATGTTAAAAAATCATCCACAAAAAGAATTACTTAATGTGTTGTCTGCTACTACAGCAACGTGGGATGCTGGAAGCGATACATTAACTATTGAAGGATTAGGTTCTTTTGATGCAACAACTGCTGTTAAAGCTATCAAAGCTGAAAACTCTCCCGCTGTAGCTCAAGTTACAGAGGTAACAGTAACTATTCCAGATGCTTGTGAGTGTCCTTACGAATACTGGTTAAAAGTTTCTGGTATCTTTAATGGTGCGTTTGATGTAACAGGAACATTTAGAAAAGAAGTTATTTATAACTACATTAATGCTTCTGGAGCTACTCCAACACCTACTGAAGTAGCTGATTCATTAGTTGATCAAATAAATAAAGATCCAAATGCAATTGTTACAGCTACAAATGCTGGAGGTGTTATTACGTTAACTGAAAAGTATCCAGCTCCACCTGTAGGATCTTATGGAGAAGCTATTGGACACTATACATCTGGATTTAACGCTTACGTTTCTTCTGGTTCTGTTAACACTACTACTGACCACGTAGAAGAGAAAGTAGGATTAAATGAGGTTAGAAAGCAATTTCCTGTTAAAATGGGAGATTACGCTGGAGTTCCTAATATTCCTGTTGCTGGTGCTACTTATGCTAAGTATGCGTTCTCTACTACTGATGCTGAAGTAGTAGATATAGACCAACCTAATGTTAACCATAAGTATTTAAAAGAAGTTGTTTTATACGTTAATACAGATGCTTCTAATTATGGTGCATTTGAAACTGCTTTAGATGCATTTATTACTGCAACTGGTTTATAATATAGCCATAACAATAATGACAGTAATGCTCATAATGGGTATTACTGTCTCTACTTTTGATGGTTATATTTTTGAAAAAGCCAATAAGCTAACTAAATGGTATTATAAACCATTAATAACTTGTCCAGTATGCATGTCAAGCTTTTGGGGAACATTAATGTTTTTGGTTTTTAAGAGCTACATAGGATTTGAATTAATTGATATTGCGTTCTATTTTGTACATGTCTTTTCTGTGTGCCTTATAAATCACTTATTTTATTGTTTTATTATAAAGAATGATTATATTTGATTTATAGTTATAGTTAGTGGTTTTATAGATTTATAAAAAGAAGGAGTAGTGATTATTACTCCTTTTTTTTATTATTATATTTACAACATGACACTAAATGAGATAGCATACAGTATTCGTAATCAATTAACTGGCTTTGTATCTTCTGATGATACAAGAATAGATATTCAATTTATTTACAAGAAAATCCATGATGTTAGAGCTTTGTTGATAAAACAGGAGTTAGATAGAACTGGAAGAGTAAATGATGCTTCGTTACAAAGATTAGATTGTTTAGAAATAAAATGTGGGTACGTTAAATGTAATGGGTATTTTTCATCTAAAGAAGACTTTTATATTGATTTACCTAAAATGATTGGAGGATTGAATCATAGAAACATTCAGTATCTAGGTTCATCTGATTTAGAAAATCCATTTACAAGAGTTGGATTAAAAGGATTTACTTATTCTGATCATTCTTTACTTACAGGGAATAAGCCTAGATTTACTGTTATTGGAGATTTAGCTATAATTAAAAATTTACCAACTGAAGGAATGAAATACGCTACTATGATAGGTGTATTATCTGATCCTTCTAAATCTTGTTCTCCTGTAAATGGAGACGATGAATATCCAATAGCAGATTATCTTATCCATCAATTAGAGACTATTGTGTTGCAACAATTAATATCTACTCTACAGATACCTACTGATGAGAAGAACAATGCTATTGAGAATATTAGAAAGGATGAAAAACCAAGAGAGGAGTAAAATATGAAGTATGTAGTTATACAAGAAAACCAAACTAAAAGAGCACATCTTAGTAGGCAGACTAAAGTATTTACAGCTAATAGTAGATATTGTTTAGTTAGAGAATACGAGAAAAGAAAGAGATGCGGTAGATGTATGAATAGAAAGATTATAGTAATGAAGTTTTATGTTATAGAGGTTGATAATATGGAGTTTCATTTTAAAGCTGACGAGGTAGCTATTTCTGAAGAGGAGGTTGATTGTTATGATCAATATCCATCTAACGCTAGAGCTGATTTTGGAGGAACAGCTAGAATTAAAGATTTTAGTCAATTAAGAAATAATCCAGATCCAGAAGCTATTAGGTTAGCTTCTCAAATTGTGAGAATGTAATGAAAAAGAATACTTGGCAAAAGTTAGGAGATAAAAAGTTTGATTATTGGACTTTTAATGTTAGTGATTTACTAAATGAGGATTTATTTGAATTTAGGGATTCTGAATTTAAAAGTTTAAATGAATTGTTTGGAGAGACGAATAAGAAGAGAAGTTTACCAAAAGCAAAAGCTTTAGTTTATGATTTTTGGAAGCTTTTAATGAATGATATGGTTTTTTCTGGAGACTGCTTTATTTTTCCAGAAATCCAATTTGGATACATGAAGATAGGAGATGTAACAGAAAAAACTAATTATTTTAATTTAACAAAACCTAGTTATTATGGTGGGGTTTTATTTCTTGACGAAAGAATAAGAAAAAGAAATAAAAAGAATTATACATTCAGACCTAGTAGCCAACATAGGGAGAATATAATGAAGCAATATTTTGAAAAAAACTTTAGATACTAATGAGTGTTCAAACAGTAAGTATAAAAACAATAGCTAGTAAAATAGCTAGAGATTATAAAGGAATTGACTTTGATATCAACGACATAGGTGAATGGTGTTTTGAAGTTGTTAAAGAAGTTGGTTCTTATAATTCTTTTAGAGAAGTTCTAGGAGAAATTTTAGAGTCTAAAAATAGAAAGTGGAAATTACCATGTGATGTATATAGATTACTGGAAATTATACCTATGCAGAATGTATCTGTTTATAATAGCTCTGGAGATAGATACGATGCTAAATATGATTCAGATGGAACTTATCTTAGGTTTCAGAATGAAATGTCAAACATGGTAGGTAAGAATTATCCTATGGATGGAACTAAGCTTAAAATTGATTATTTAGCTTACAATATGGATGATGATGGAATGCCTATGATTGAAGACACAGCTCAAGATGCTTGTTTTTGGTATTGTGTTATGAAGATAAAATTAGAAGATTTTCTTAATGGTAAATTCCCTAACTATCCATATCTGGAACAGAAATACAATGGTGCTTTAGCTCAAGCTAGAAGCTCTATGAGAGGTGTTACAAGAAACCAAATGAATAGAGTGATGAGAGCTAAATACAATATTATACCTAAACTTAGAATTCCTAGAGCATGAAAAAGGGTAGCTTAAATTTATTTTTTAAAGGAGTTGATTCAGATTCAGATGAAGGATTTATAAGTAATCAAAACCTAAGAGATGCTAATAACATAAGGATTGTTTCTAAAGGAGGTAATTCAATGGAGATTAGCAATTTAAAAGGAACTAATGATTCTAATGGATTTGTTATAACTATTGGTTATGTACCTCTTGGATACAACGTTATAAATGGAGTTGCATACATAATAAGTTATAATCCAGATGATGAGCTTGTAGAATTTGGTTCTTTTCCTTCTCCTAAGAATGCTGGTAACTGCGCTATACAAGATGATTTTGAGAGAGTGTATAAACCATTTTATAATCTAGATGATAGTTCTGGAAATAGAATTCCTTTAAGAATTGATTCAAATACATTAAATATAAATGGAGATCATTTGATGTCAGTTCAGTTAAGACATGAATATGATAACTCTGTTAATTTATATTTTGCAGATTACACTAATCCTATACGTGTAATTAATTCTGGATTTAATCTAGAGAACGGAAAGTGTACTAATAAGATTTACTCTGAAAATGAATTTCCTTATGCAATAGAAGCTAATAACGCTTCAGCAAAAAATGGAACTGTTGATAGTTTAGAAATGATTGAAAATGGTTCTTCTTTAAATAAGCAAGGAACATATTTCTTTTTCTTTAGATATTTAGATCAACAATTAAACTCTACTCCATTTACCGTTCCTATAGGTAACTTGACTTCATTTAAAGATTCCTTAGATACAGCTATGGGTATAATGGGAACAAACTATGGAGAGCTTGATGATTCTTGCTTAAAAGACTTTGTTTTAAGTTTATCTGATTTAGATACAGCTTATGAATTCATAGAGATTTCTTTAGTTAGATATTATGGAGATTTAAGAGAAAGTTATTTACTTGTTAATCCATTTCAAATAAATCCAGATGGAACTTGTCAAGTAACCATAAATGGTAATGAATCTACTATTGATTTGGCTGATGATTTTGATTCAATAGAAACATTGATATCTAATGAACCTACTAAAGCTGATATTGTAAAATCATTAGCTCAAGTTGATAACATATTATTTGGAGGGAATGTAAAAGAAAGAGTTACTACTACTCCAGAACTTATAGATGCTATTAAAAAAATAACAATAGGATATCAAATAGAAGAGGTTGACGATGCTTGGTTAGAGCATGAAGCACATCCCAATTCATTATCATCTACTATATATGGCTACAAGAAGTATCAAGAATCAACAAATGGTATAGGTTACTTTAGAGGAGAAACTTATCAATTTGGAGCTATAGTTGGATTTGAAGATGGTAGAGAGACAGAACCATTACCAATTACAGGGTACGACTATTATAATGGAACTCCAATATCTATAAATGAGGATGGAATAGTTAGATTTCCATCTTCTGACATTGAACCTTTATTAACTTTTGGTTCTTTAGCTGGGACAGGAACAGCTAGAAATGTAGATCCTACTGGAACTAAAGTAAGGAAGATGAAAGTTAAATTTGATTTATCTTCTTTTAATTCTGATACTGTTGATAAATCAAGAATTTCTTATATAAGATTTGTAAGAAAAGAAAGACGTACAGACTTAATATATCAAGGAGCTTTACTTAAAACATTTGGAAGGGGAGCTGATACTTGGACAGCGGATACTACAAATACTCAAATGCAAGAGTTATACTTTGATTCTGGTCAATCTGGAAAGAGTGGAGATTGGGATCATACTGGAGCATCTGATACTTTTGGCTCTTATAGATTTCCTTTGCTTGGAGGTAATGCAAAAGAATCTGTTTCTCCTTATACTAATATGTCTGGATCTACAGCTCCATTTCCATTACAATGGAATGTAAACGGAGATAAAGCTTTTAGATGGTACATAAATAATGTTGGTAATGGAAACAGTCAAGGTTCTATGTTTGGAATAAATCCTACTTCTGTATTCGATACAGATCCTAGTTTAACTGGATACGAAAATTGGTACTCTAGTCCTAATAGTCAATTCTTAAATATAGCTACAGGATTTTTTGCTTTCTTTTCTCCAGACCATCAAACTATGGCTACACAAATGGCTATTAGAGGAGATTTAAGAAAGGCTTCATTACAAAATGATAGTTACTATGTGAAAGATGTTTATCAGATGATGTATAGGTCTTATGACTGGAGAATGTTTGAAGTTGAATCTTATTTAGATTTTAAAAGTAGAAGTATAGGAACTTTAAGTTTTGATAGTGTAGCTTACGAGTATGACTCTCAAAGAAATGTTCAAAATGGATTTACTTCTTGGTTAGCTTATGACGATATAGTTTTTGAGAATAGCGGAGATACAGTAACTATGATGTCTATGTTTTTTAGTCCTTATGCTGGGGTAACTAAAGATACTGGAGATACTTTTGATATATCACATAATTTACCTTCTACTCCAGATGTTCAAGATGGTTCATATTATTATGATGTTGCTAGTCAATGGAATTCACAAGCTATAGATGTTATAAATATATACTCTAGAGATATTGAAAATGGATATGATTATACTAGCTTGTATAATTTTAATGATGGTAATTTATTCTATTCTATAGGTAGAGGACATGATTATTCGACACCTCCTTCTGTTGTTTATGAGTATGATGGAGATTGTTACCTTCAAAGACATTGGTGTAATATTTATCAATGCCCTAAAAAAGAAGACACAGAAGGATTATACTCTTCTGGTTTATTTGGTAATGATGATTCTCCGAATAAAAATTTATTGAATGATTATAATTCTTCTGGATACTTATATAGACAAGGACAATCTTTTTCTTTTATTACAGAGCAGAGATTTAATCATGCTATGAGAGGAGAATATGAATATGATCAATATATATATCCTACAACAAAATATAGCTGGTTAAACTTTACTAATGTTTTTGATACAAACAATTATCTAACTAATTTCCTATACTCTTCTTACAATAGAGCTATAGAGGATGTAAATGGTAAGGCTGGTATTGACGAGAATAGTCCTTTATACAATGTAGAAGATTTAAAATATCCTACTAGAATAATATTTTCAGAGAAGCATACACCTAATACTTCTGTTGATTATTATAGACAATTCGGAATAAACAATTATAGAGACTATAATTTTAAACACGGACAAATACATAAGATATTAGAGTATCAAAGTAAGTTATTTTCTATTCAAGAAAGTGCTATTAACGTTCATGGTGTGAATGAGAGAGCTGTTATACCTACTGAAGATGGAACAGGGAATTCTATTTTAGGAGATGGTTCTGTTTTAGCTGAACAAGTTAATGCGTTAACCACTCAATACGGAACAACTCATCAATGGAGTATTATAGAGGGGATGAGAGGTTTTTATGGTGTAGATGCTTACAAAAGAAAGATATGGAGAGTAGGAGCTGGATTTGAACCTTTATCTGAAACTAAGAAGTATGATTCTAAAGTAGAGAGCATTTTCTTTGATCTTCAAGGTAATGGAAATCAATCTGATATAGTTAATAAGATTCCAGATAATCCTATGTTTACATCTGGTATAGTTGGATTCTTTGATAACAAGTATAATGAAGTGGGATGGACATTTTCTAACTTAGGTAATCATGGGGAAGGATATGAGAATCCAACAATAAGGTTTGATGAAGATATAGATGCTTTTATAGGAACATGTGATTATAATAGTAATTTTTACTTTACTATCAACAATGATATGTATTCTATTAACGCTTTAACTACTCCACCTTTTTGGAATGGAACTTTTCAAGCTACAGCATCTTTACATGATGATAATGATGATAGGGGATATTTCCATTCTAATTATTATCCATCATGGATTTCTTATATCGTATCTGAAGATCCTTTTATACCAAAGATATTTGACCATATACAAATAAATTCAAATCCTGTTGAGTTTACAACAAATAGGTTTGAAACAGAGATTCAAGAAGTTGAAGAGGATTTTAATATGAATACAAATTCAAGGTATATAGATCCTCAATACAAAGAGAACTTTTGGAGGAAGCCAATTCCTAGAAGTCAAACAATTAAAGATGGAAGAGATGTATATCAAATAGCTTCTCCTATGAGAGGTAAAACTTTATTTAGTAAATTAGTGTATGATGGAATAGAAGAAATGAAAATTCGTTCTGTTACAACATTTTATAGACAGTCAAAACAATAAGATATGAATAGTTTTTTACAACAAAACGGAATGAATCTTTTGTCTGGAGGAATGGGTATGGCTTCTGGAATGATTCAAGATTCTCGTTTTAAAGATAGATATAATTTTGGAGCATCAGATAGTTATAATGACATAGCTAATTTGAGAACTGAAAACCAAAATGTTAAGAAAGATGCTTTTTCTGGAATGGCTAAACATACAGCTCAAGGAGCTATGATGGGAAGTCAATTTGGTTTAATTGGAGCTGGAATTGGTGCTGGTGTAGGATTACTTGGTAGTGCTGGTGTAGGTATAAGTAACATGATTAAGGGTAATAAAGCTATGGATAAAGCTATTGACGATACTAGAGAGAATGCTTATGATCTTAGTGTTTCCAATGCTAATAATCAAATAGGTTATAATCCTACAACTCAATATTTTAAAAATGGAGGTATGCTAAAATACAATGAAGGTGGAGATTTAAGAAGTGCATGGAGAAGATACAAAACTAATTCTGGAAGAGTAATGGAAGGTAGTATTGACGACCTTTTAAAGAACATGTATTCTAAAGATAACTTCGGAATGGAAGAGGAAGCTTATTATGCTTATGTTGATAAATTGTCAAAAGAGACTGGTATAACAGATCCAGCTAAATTACATCAAATGATGTTAGCTCAAAACAAACAGTTTACTAACGATAGAGTTATGGATACTGTTAATAGAGATAACTTTGCTACTGGATTAATGGGGCAAGTTAACAAAGCTGTAAAAAGTTCTGGAATGTTACCTAATGAGTTTAGTCATAAAACTAATCCATTACATATTGTTGATGATAACGGAAATAAAGTTGCTGAAGCTACAGGAGGAGAACTAATATTAAATCCAGAACAAAAAGATAGAGCTTTGCAAGGAGATATGTCTGCTGTTAAAGAAGCTTATAGTAATGGAAATACAGACGAGATGAATGTAGGTGGATTAGTACCTATTAAAGGAAATACATTTGATTACGGATGGAATCCTAATAATCAAGACTTTTCTGCTCAAAGACCTAAGACTATTCATGATGTAGTTGGAGAATCTACTCTTCAACAGTCAAAGACTAAGAATAGCGCACCAACTGTTTTTGATGAGAAAGAGATGTATGATCCTTACGCTGACTTATCAGAAAGAAGTAGAAATCAAGCTTTATTAGAGCAAGGATTAAATGCTGGTTCAATGTTAAATAATCTATTTCAAAGAAAACCTACTAATCTTACTCCTAGAGAGGTAAGGTTAAATAGAGTTTCTAATGATATAGGTGCAAATGTTCAAGCTCAAAAAGATGCTCAAAATAGAGCATTAGCTGGAGCTAGATATAGAGCTAGAGGTGGTAATCCTTATCAAACTAATTTATTACTTCAATCAATGAAGAATAAAGGAGATATAGCAATCGCTAAAGGAAAAGAGGATGCTATCAACAAACAAAGAATGATGAATACAGAGATAGCTAATAAAGAGTTATTAATGAATAATCAAGCTAAGTCTAGAGCTGATTTACAGAATAGACAAATGCAAGATAGATTTCAAGCTAATAAGAGTGCTATGCTTACTCAAGGATTGTCTAACATTGGTTCTATTCAAAGAAACATGGTTCAGAATCAACAAAATATTGATATAGCTAAATATGAAAACGACATGATGAAGCTAGAATCTGATATTTATTCTGATCCAGATGCTATAGCTTTCTTAAAGAAAAGAGCTGATGAAGTTGGATATGCTCAAGCAGAGAAAGAATTGAGAGCTAAGTACATGAAAGAAAAAGGTTACACTAGATAAAAAGAGAAATTATGTATAATTATATGGGAGGTTCATCTCCATTATTATTAGGATATAAACCTACAAACGGATTAGATTCATCACAAGCTCTAGGTAGATTAGATAGACTTAGAGCTAACAAGCCTAAAGCTCCAGCACCTAATATAGCTGAAGCTCCAGAGTGGAAAGGTCAATCTAGTTCTGTTGCTGAACAAGAAACAAAATATAATGCTGGTGTAGGAGGTATTAAGTCTTTATTAAGTAAATACGGAGGTAATACCGCTGTGGCTATGCAAGATGAGAATTGGGGTAAGTATCAAGGTATGATTAATGAAGCCACTAGTTCTGCAACTATTCAAGGATTAGCAAATGAACAAAAGAATTGGGAGAAGGCATCTGAAAATATGAATAGAGATAACACCTATTTATACGGAGCATCTAATCTAGAAGAAGCTATGAGAATGACATTAAATAGAGAGATAATGTCAAATGCTGAAGCCTACAGAAAAAAAGAATCTGAAGTAGGGAAAGGTCATAATCTTGATAAAGATGGTAATTCTTTTTTTACAGCAGATTTTTTTAATAAGACAGCTATTGATTCTGATAAATATGTTAACGAGCAATTTAATGAAGCTGGATTTACTTCAAGATTAGAAAAAGCTTATGATGATTTAGGAGCTAATAAAATGATTAATATTGAAAATGGTGTATTAGCTGATAACACATGGAATTCAAA